GATGCGCCCATGATAAACGAATCAGCGAGGTTTGGCGATTTTATGCCGCGCCGCGCCAGCTCGTCCTTGGTTTCTACCATATCCAAGCCGCGCTTACTGTATCGCTTGCGGGGTGTTGAACGGTCAAAATCAGCAGGCGTGAAAAAGTTCAAGTGGAGACACTCGGCAGGCGGTAGTGAGCCAAGGGAGCTTCACCTAAAGCTAAACGGACAGATCTTCAGCTATGACGACCCTCCGGTGATTGACGAAAAAACCGGAGAGAAAGGGTTTCCCGGGCAACTGATAAATTGCCGCTGCGTAGCCATCCCTGTTATTGAGTGGGGCGATGATGAGGACGAATAAATGACATACCGCTACGATATAAAAACACCTGAAACCGTTTCAGATAATATGTCGGCCGAGTATCTTGGTTGCTCGATATCCGTTATATTTTTTGATTCTGGGATTCCCGTATTACCTGTTGGCACTCCTATTTTTGAGGTAAGTCTTTTTGAGCCTTACGCGTTAGGATGGATAACTGTCCCGCAGTTTTCAAACAACGAATGGCGAACCAATGGGCACATTAAAAACGTTCGCGTTAATCTTGATGGAGTCACTGGATACACTAGCTATATTGTGCAGGTATTCCGCACCGTAGAGCCAATGCCAATGATTCCTGTTGGCGTGTTCACTAGTCCTTTGGATGACATAGGTCGCCTCCGCACTGACAATGGGCACACGGGATTTTATGAGGGGCGCCAGTTTCGCTATTTCAAGGAGTGGTCAACGGCAACCACAGGAACGTTTGTTTTCAAATTCGACACGCCTGTTAACGCCAAAATACTAGAGGCTTCTTTACAGATAGACTTGGGCGAGGCGCGTTTAGAAAACGTAACGGGTGGCACAGAAGGCGGAACGTTTACGCCGGTAATTGTCTACCCTGTAAACGCCATGACAAATCGCCCACAGCCGTACTACACGCCGCAGGTTACACTATCAACTGGCGGAACCTACACGGGTGGAAATGTAAGTGATGTGCTGCGCAGTAAAACCAGCGATAATACCAATCACAGCGCGACAGTTGGCTCAACAGAAGGCACAGAGCGCGGCGGGCCTCCTGGTGTTTATTACTACAGGTTAACTCTTACCGGTGCCGTCGGCGTGTTCCGCTTGCGGTGGGAAGAAAACCCATGATGTCAAAAAATTGGCGCAATACTGTTGACTTGCCAAAAAGTCTGGTACTATTGCCAAAACAGCAACGGCGGAATTTTGACGCATGACGGCTCAGGCCACAGACCTTAACGGTTATGTCGAGATCAAAGGCAACCCAATCAGTAAGGTTGGCGTCTTTCCGTACATGGGAAAAGAGATCGGCGCGCCAGATCCTGACCGCATTTATCGCGTGTACCGGCCAGCCGAAGAGCTTTCAAATCCCGAAACTATCGCATCATTCAAGCTAATGCCGTTGGTTGATGAGCATTCAATGCTTGGCAGCGAGGATGACGGATTAACCCCCGCCGAAAAAAAGGGTGTTCAGGGTGTCATAGGCGAAGACGTCTATTTTGATGCGCCATACCTGCGAGGCAATCTTAAATTCTACTCAGAAGCAGCCAAAAACCTTGTTAGCACTCGCACTAAGCGCGAGCTTTCGCCAGGTTATCGCTGCACATACGAATTCACGTCCGGCGCATTTGATGGTGAGCAGTACGACGCCATTCAAAGAAGCATACGGGCAAATCATCTAGCATTGGTCGAAGAGGGCCGGACGGGGCCGGACGTGGCTGTGCTTGATAGCATGCGCTTTGCGCTTGATTCAAACCAACTGAAGGAGGCTGTCATGGCCGATGAAATGAATGGCGGCGGTGAGAGCCTCGCCAAAATCAAAGAGCTGTTAGATCAGCTTAAGCCAATGCTTGAAGCTGTTGGCATGAAGCTGGAAGCAGAGCCGGTAGAATCAATTGCCGACGAAGAACCAGTTAAAGAAGAGGCAGCCGACGAAGAGGCCGAAGTAGTGGTCGAAGAGAAGGCAGAAGACAAATCAGATTCCGAAGCTATGGACGCAATGAGAAAAGAGATGGCCGAGATGCGTAAGCAGCTTGCTACCGCTCAAGACTCTGGCCTGTTCATTGCGCAGATCGCCGACCGCGACGCGATGGCCTCAAAGCTGTCTCAGTTCGTTGGCACCTTCGATAGCGCCAAAATGACGCCTTCACAGGTTGCTGAGTACGGCGTTAAGAAGCTGGGCATTCCGTGCCAGAAAGGCCAAGAGCGTACCGCGCTTGACGCTTGGATGCATGGTCGCACCCCTGACCACAAAAAGGCCACATTTGCAGCCGATAGCGGTAGCAACGTGGTAGACATTAACAAACTTTGGAAGGGTGCATAATCATGGCATTTCCATCTACTGTAATTTCAGATCTGGTATCTGGTGCCGTTGGCGAAATCAGCTTCGACGTACCATCTACCGTTGTTGCTGCTGTTATCAACTCTTCAGATTCTGCGCTTAATGTTTTCGGTCGCGCTCTGACTTATGTTGACGAGGCGGTCGAGACTGTTGGCGCTGGTGGTACTGGTAAGTTTGCTGGTATTTTGATTAATCCAAAATCAAGCGCTGTTTCAACTATCGACAGCACTAGCGACACCGTATCAAATGGTGCTCCAGTTGAAGCAATGGTCGAGGGCGAGTGTTTCGTTCTGCTGACTGTTGGAACCGCGGTTACCATTGGCGATGGCATTTTCTTCGTTAATGCAACCGGTGCTCTGGGTGCTGGTACTGCCGGTGCCGGTCAGACTCAGATCGTTGGCGCTGAAGTTTTCCGTCACAATCCAAGTGCTGCAAACGCCCCGTCGCTTGCCACTATTCGTATCAAGAACTAAGGGGACGCACAGATGAGCGCTTCAAAAGTTAATCACCGCGTTTCCGGTCGTGAAATGGCCCAACGCAAACCCGTACAGTTGACCGTCGATCAAGCAGTTAATGCTATCGGCACTCTGGACTCAATCGGTATTCACGGCTTTGGCGACATTGTTCACAACGCAATGGATACCGCTCTGGTCGGCCCTGCTGCGCGTTCTGGCTCTACGCCGCAACAGTTCTTGCAGGTGTGGCTGCCTGGTTTGGTTCGTCAGCTTACCACTGTCCGCGCAATCGATAAGATTGCCGGTATTACCGAAGCTGGTAATTGGTACGATGACACTGTAATCCAACAAGTTGCGTCACCAGTTGCCAAGGCCGAGCTGTACGGCGATAGCACCAATATCCCGTTCGCAAACTACAGCCACACCTACGAGACTCGCGGCATTGTTCGTTATGAGCAAGGTTTTGAGGTTACTCAGTTGGCAGAAGCCCGCGAAGCTGCTGGCGGCATCAATATGGCTGCTGAGAAGCGCGGTTCCGCAACGATGGCACTGGAGATTGCTCGTAACCGCTTAGGCTTTTACGGTTTCTTCAACGGCACCACTCGCGCATTCGGCTTGCTGAACGATCCAGGCTTGCCAGCTTACGGCGCCGCGGCTGCAAAAGTTTACGGCTTGATGACGTTTGAGGAATTGACTACTGAGCTTGCCACACAACTTGGCAATATCATGGTCAACTCAGGCGGCAACGTAGACCAGAACAGCGCTTACACCATTGTGTTGCCGCTGGGTTACAGTACCATTATGACCAAGCCAAACACCTACGGCCAAACCCCTATGGCGTGGCTGATGGAGAACTATCCGAACGCGCGCATTGAGTACGCCCCTGAGTTCATCGCTGCCAATGGTGGCGCGAACGTGGCTTACTACTTTGCTGAACGCGTGGAAGATGGCTCTACTGATGGTGGTGAGGCCATTACCCAGATCGTTCCAGCCAAGTTTTTCAACATTGGCTCAGAGCGTCGCACCAAAGGCTATATAGAGGACTTCGGTTCCGCTACTGCCGGTGTAATGGTTAAGCGTCCGTACCTGTTCATTCGTCGTACTGGCGTTTAATTACAACCCGCCCGCTAACACAGGGGCGGTAATTTATTTTTTGGAGCGTTCAACATGGCCGATGTTTATATTTACAGCACGCTGTCCGCATCTGTTTCCTATGAGATTACTGGCGGAAAACAAATTCTTATTGTTGGCGGGGCTAATATTCCCGACAAGCATTTTTTAACACCTCAGGGTGTGGCTACCAAGGTTAGCGATAGCGACTTAGCCGAGCTGAAGAAAAACCGTGTGTTTGCGCTGCACCACAACAACGGTTTTATCCGCTGGAGCGAAAAGAAAGTCGAGGTCGAAGCTATCGTGTCTGATATGCAGAGCGCCGACGATTCAGCTCCAGACACTGAAGTTGATGCAGATGCCGAAGAGAAAAAGACCGGCACTAAAACCCGCGCTAAACGAGAGGGCTAAACCATGGAAGTCGGCGATAAGGTTTTAGTAACTTGCGATAATTGGTTTTATGGGCCTGACGGCAAGTTGTATCGAGGTGCATGGGGAACCGTGACCGAGATTCAAAACGACCAAGAGTCGCTAGGCATAAAAACCAATGCGCGATCTGCTAACTGGTACATCGTGGTTGGTGGGCTGCTTATAGCCGGTTGCCATGTGCATTACGTCTGCAAGTGCGACAAGATGCCGCCAGAAATCGTAAGTGACAACGCTGTAGATAATGGCGTAGTAAAACACTACGACCGGCCTACCCATATCTTTAACGCTGACTCGGTGTAACCAATGGCGACCTTTGACCTTGCCGGTTTCCGTCTGATTTACACGCAGTTTGCTGCCGTGTCTGATGATGTCGTGAATGCAACCGCTGAGCAGGCTTTATGCTTCATTGCTGATAGCGTTTGTAATTGCGATGAGACCGCTTGGTTTTTGATGGTTGCCCATTTGCTACAAATACAAGCCAATGCCGCTGCGGGCAACTCTGCTGTTGGCCCTGTAGCTTCTGCTAGTGTTGGCGGCGTGTCTGTATCGTTTCAGGCGCCGCCCTATGGAACCAGCGCTTATAAATTCTGGCTGTTTACTACGCCTTATGGTGCCGAGCTTGCAGCAATGCTTGCTCGGTGTTCTGCTGGCGGCGTGTATGTTGGCGGCGCTCCAGAGCGTGCGGCATTTCGTCGAGTTGGCGGGACATTCCCGCAAGGTGGAAGATTGTGGCGAAGGTAACTAGCCGTGGCGGCTTGGCAGCGCTTAAAAGCTCGATAGATAGCATTGAGAAAAAGCGCGCGGCTGTTGGGTTTTTTGATACGTCACACTACCCGGATGGCACGCCGGTTGCCTATGTCGCTACTATTCAAGAGTTTGGCCACGGCGCTATTCCGCCGCGGTCATTCATGCGAACAACAATTAACGAACAGCGTGAGGCGTGGAAGGCTAAGCTTGCCCAAGGTTCGCGCCGAGTTTTGTCTGATAAAATGACCGCGCACGACATGCTTGAGCAGTTCGGCATGATGGCTGCCGGTGATGTTAAAGAGAAAATCATATCTATAACGTCACCTGCGCTGGCAGAGTCAACAATCTACGCAAGGCTGCATCGCAATAACCTACCAAAAAACACCAGCACGAAACCTCTAGTTGATCAGGGTATAATGCTTAATTCTGTCGACTCACAGGTGCAAGACAAATGATTCCTGGTGCTAATCTTTTAAGCATAGCATTAAGCGTTATCGGCACCCAAACTGTGCAGCACTTAATGACCACTGGTCGCACTCAAAATGCTGTCGGCGCATGGGTTACGACCTATGCCGATCCTGTTCCGCTGCAGGTATCTTGGCAGCCGGTAGAGTCGAAGAAATACGAGCAGCTCGGCCTAGACATGGCCAAGGATTACCATTCTATTTGGATGAGATCGCAGGCTGTTGCTATATCGCGCGGTGAGTCACCTGACAGGTTTATTTACGGTGGAAGATTGCACGAGGCCGTTGACCCTAAAGACTGGTTTAGCCAAGACGGTTGGGTTGAAGTGTTAGTTATCGACATTGGCCCATATGTTCCACCGGTGACGCCATGACAGACGTGCAGCTACGGACACTTATTCGCGCTCAATTGCTGGCAATACTTCCGCTTTATGGTTTCACTGGTATTCCGGTGATTGGCGCAAACCAGCCAACTAGCGAGGGTCGCGTAACTGGCCCTGCTATATATTTCTACCCGCTTGATGATCAGCGCGAAGGGTGGCAGCAGAAGTCATACGCAAAAGTTGGCGACTTAGCTACCCAGTCAGATAAGCAAATACTGGCCTCATCATTCCAGATAAGTGTGGTTGCACCTGAAACCGAAGATTTAAGCCTTCCGCAAGCGTCAGACATTTGTCGTGCGGCATCAATAGCTGTACAATCAAGTCAATTTATTGACGCACTACAATTGGCCGAAGCTGGCGCAGGGGTTCGCAGGGTGTCAACTATTCGCAGCCCGTATATTGTTAACGACCGTGGCCAGTTTGAGAAAACGCCAACTTTCGACGTAACGATTACACACGCAGTCAAATACACAACAACCGCGCCGGAAGTCGATAGAGTGACGGCACTGATTCACCGCACCTGAGGGCAAAAATTATGCCGATTAAATCAACGCGTTATGTCGAGATTACCAGCGCTGTAGCTGGCGCGGCATTAATCGCACAACGTGAACTGGTCGGCCTTCGCTTTACCGAAGATACCCGCGTGCCCGTGGGTGCGCAGATCGAGGTTGTTAGCGGTGGTGCCGATGACTATTTTGGTTCATCATCTGTTGAGGCCGAGTTTGCGCGTCAATATTTTGGCTATGTTTCACCGGCTCCGGCAAGCAAGCCTTCTAAGTTGCTGTTTGCAGCTTATGCCCCATCTGGCCGCGCCCCGCGTATTTATGGGTCTGACCAAGTTGGCACGCTGGCCGCGCTTCAGGCTATTACAGCCGGTGCTCTGACAGTCCAGCTTGGGGCAACCTCAGCGGTTTTGACCGGCCTTAATTTCTCTACTGCAATCACCTATGCCGATGTTGCTAGTGCTATCCAAACGGCACTGCGATTGGCTGCCGGTGCCCAGTACACAACCGCGCTGGTTACATACGAGACAAGCTTCGGCGGGTTCTTGATTGTCGGCTCTGTAGTTGAAAATGCTGCTGTATCTGTTACCGCTGGATCGCTTGCTGACTTGCTTGGTCTGACCCAAGTTGGCCGCATATTGTCGCCTGGTACCGTTGCGCAAACTGCGCTTGATGCGTTCCAAGCTGCTGAGCAGGTATCTGATTCATTCGGCACGTCAAGCGGCATTGACTGCGATCTCGATGAAGCTGTTGCTTTGTCTGAGTATATCGCTGGCGAGAACGTAAAATATCAGCACTACTGGAGTGTGGATTCAACCACCGCGGCAACGTGGTCAGCCGCCATGATTGGCACCGCTTCAACCGGCTTGATTCTGAATGGTACGGCAGGCGAGTACAAAGAGGCATTGCCCCAAGCAGTAGCTGCGAGCGTTAACTACAGCCGCCGCAACTCGGTTGTAAACTTCATGTTCCGCAGCCCACAAATCACGCTCACCGCTGATGTGACAAGCAACACCGGTGCAAACCTTTACGACCCGCTGCGAGTTAACTACTACGGCCAGACGGCAATGTTTGGGCAGAATATTTCATTCTTCCAGCGCGGATACCTGTGCGGACCTGCTACTGCTCCGCTGGATATGGGCGTGCATCTTAACGAGCAATGGTTGAAATCACTGCTGGCAGCCAACTTCCTTAACTTGCTGTTGGTTCGCGGTATTGTTCCTGCTGCAAACCAAGGTCGCGCCGAGGCATTGATTATTGTCAACGAAGCGGCAGACTCGGCCAAGTTCAACGGCACGATTATTCCTGGCAAGCCATTGACCGCGCTGCAAAAGATCGAGATTGATTCGATCAGTGGAGACCCGCTGGCATTCCATCAAGTGTTTAACAATGGATATTGGGCAGACGCGACTATTGTGCGCGTTACCGGCCCGTCTGACCTCACCGAGTACGTTTTACAGTACACGTTGATTTACTCCGCAAATGAGGGCGTCCGCAAGGTCGAAGGCTCTCACAACCTGATCGTTTAAGGAGTCACTATGACTGACGTTAGTTCCATTGGCTCCGGCTTTTTGCTACGCGCCTCCGAGACATTTCCAAACGGGTTTGGCATTGATGCGTTTGCCACCGATGCCGACCCATTCACTTTTGCAGACCGTGCAATTGCTGAAATGGAGCTAGACATTAATGGCAACCCAGTTACCCGCGCACTTCTGACCCCGATTGAGATTACATTCAATCTTACGCCTGGATCTGATGCCGCTGAAAACATGTCCGTATTGTTTGAGGCAAATGCAGCGGCTCGCGGGAAAGTGGTTAACCGCGACGTGATTACTCTGAGCCAAACCATGCCTAGCGGTCACACTGCAACACTGAGCGAAG